CCAACATTAAACCAAGTCCAAGGCAAGACAATATTAAAGTCTGCCCATGACCATTCATGTGTATGGAGATCCCCTAAAAAGGGCATATTAAACTGGGGAGCTGCGTCTCCAGGAATAATATCTACAACCATATCATCTACGGCTTCTACAACCACAATGGGTCCAATACCTGCACACGCTCCAAGACTGAGCATAGTAAACATAAGGCTAACAATCAAAAACTTCTTCATTTCTTATCTCCTTGAACTATTCGAGCCACGAGACCTTGAAGCTTGGGCATACCCCAACTCACCAAAAGCTTATACGCTGGTCCCTTTGCCATTGCAAGGGCGTTACTAATAGCAAGCTGCTTTGCTTCTTCTCGTTCTTCTTCAGTGAGCTTGCCATCTGCGGCTGCTCTTTTACGGAAAGCTACAAACTCATCACCAGTCTGGGCAATCCCATCCCGAAGAGCGTCGATAGCCACATTCTCAATTCCTTGTTTTCGTAACCAACTATAAAATAATCCTAGGCACCAAACAAGACCCGTGCCTACAATACCCCACACTGCTTCGCTCAGTGCTAAATTTTCCCAAATACTTGCAAAATACATACTAATCTCCTAGCTTTGCATCTTGTTGAGGAATTCGTCATCAGAACCCTCAACATTAGGCGTATCTGTATACGCCGTTCCCCTCAAAGACGGGGGAGTAATTTCGTCTACAATATTTACTACATCATCATATTCTTCAAGCTTCACAAGTCCGTGAACATCATGAAGAGAATCCATCCACTCTGCTATTTCTGATGATTTACCTGCTTCCGATGATTTTGGACGAGGTTGAGATTGATCATACTTAGGCCATTGCCCTTCCATGATCTTGATAATCTTAAAATCGTGTCCAACAGAGAGGTCTGTAATGTCACCATAATCTTCGTCCAGAATAGTATTAAGAATCTTTTGGAACAACATGATCCCAACAGAAAGGATCTTAACCTTCGCTGATTCCCTATCTACAACATTCATGTAGTAGCGGGAACGAGGCTTAATCTGTCGAGCAAGGGTCTCATCATCAGTAACCCCCGTCTTCCACAGACTAAAGTAAAGATCGCAAAGGGGGCATTTTTCCCCATGGATCTTTCTACAGTGTACGTTTCTTATTTTGTTATCGTTGGCTGTTACTCGATGAATCTTAGTTTCAGCGTAAAAAGGGGTATCCTCGTCCTTTCCTGGAAGGATGCGAACAACATTGTTCCCCTCCTGAATCTGAAGGAAGTTGTCTAAAAAGGAGGAGTCTCCTCCTTGGCTGGGGTTTGAGATCTCAGCGTGTTTGCGCCTGATTGCTTCGAGGTCGATTGACATGTTATTTCTCCTGTTAAAAGTTATTTATATGTTATAGTCGAGTTTAAGTAGGATTTAACTATAAAGTTTGGTTTCTGATCTATTATTTGCGGATAGTTGGACTAAAATGTCCTTCTTATGTTCTAATGAAGTTACTAAGCCCTTTACCATTAGGTACTTATGGGTAGCTTCAGTAACCTTTCTTTCCATTTCTCTATATTCACTATCAGTGAATACAATGTCATCCAAATCTTTCGCTGTTAATTTTATTTTAGTATTTTCTTTACTTTCCTTTCTAAGGAAGGAGCCTAAGTAGGTAAGTTCGTGATTGGCTTCATCAAGCTCCTTTTTTGAAAGGGCAAGAAGGGCCATGCATTGCTGGAACACAGCAGGGTGCCCCATAAGCTCACCACTAAGGTTGTCCTTATCAACCTTACTGAGTTGTTTTCCGATAAACGTAAAGTTTTCCCAAGTAAAAACTTCATACGCCTCTATTAAGTTATGCATCAATGTCTCCGAATATAATGATGGTGGTGAACAGGTACTACAGGATAACACACAGTACCTGTTGGAACCGTGTATATCCGTACTGGTTGGTGCCTTCTCACGGGTTTAATCGTGACATTGCACCCACTCATTATAATCGAAGTTAACAAAAGTGCAAACAAAATCTTTAATTTTTTCATCACGGAACTAAACTGTAGGTTACATTACCTGCGCCTAACGCAGTGGCCCCAGAAACGACCAAATTATGTCCCACCACACAAGTACCTATTCCCGTAATTGGGGAACCTGTCTGAGTAAAAGGGGCCGCTGCGTTGGTGTCCGCTGTTATAAGTCCAGTAAGAGATGTTCCTGCTACTATTGTTGTAGAAGAAGAGGCTAACTCTGCTGTGCCATGGTCCCCTAATGAGATAGTGTAAGAAAGAAGTTTAATTTTTCTCCCATCTCCTGGGGAGCTAACAATCGTGGTTGCTCCCGTAACCCCAGCGGTGTAACTAAATGTAGCTGTTTCTACAGCAGGGACTCCCGCATGTTTTGTGGCACTTCTCGTACCATCTACTGACATAAAACTCATGTTATTCTTTCCTTTCTAAAATTAGCTCGAATAATTCTTTGTTTAAAGCAAGAGCTGACATAAGCCCTCTACTAACGCCCAATGTTAAAAACTCATTGCTTGCGTTAGGTATATACCCTTCGGGACAGTTATCTCCTAACTCTCCTTTCTCGTGTCCACCAAACCCACATACTTCCAGAAGAACATGTGTTATTTCGTGAAGCACCGTCTCTATCGCTGTCTCTGTGTTTGCAGTTGATTGAAGAAAAATAGTACAATCATCAAAATCAGTAACCCCCCAGCAAGCACAACCAGTATCTGCCAGATGATCTTTAACAGTTATCTTAAATTTACGGTACCCTGCGTTAAAGTAGAGGCCATCTATCTTTTTTAATAAATTACATTTCTTCTTCTGCGTCATCCTCTTCGCCCTCTTCAATTCTAAGCGTACTATAGTTTACGTTGAGGGGAACCGTAAAAAATGCTCTTCCGTTTCTAACTTTCATAGCATATAAACGCATCATCCCCTCGTCATACTCTTCTCTATTCTGATTTAGGGACACAGCAAGATCTACAGGTCTTATCTGACCGTAGGAGTCTCCTAACTCTGAGTCCGTAATTAATCTGACATTTCGTCCTTGGCGGTTTGTTTGGGTAGCTGTCCAGACCACGCAACTATGCTCCTGAGCTAAACCTCGAAGATCTGTCACTGTTTGTTCCATTGCTTCGTACTTCGCCATATTTTTATCTGATATTTTAAGAAGACCAATATAATCTACTATGATCACATCTGGGATGAAGTTTTCATGGTTTCTAAGTATATTTAAAAGAGATCTAATATTAGAAACATTGGTTACTCCCGCAGGAAGTTCCTTAATAACTAAGTCTCCATTAGAAAACTTCTCCTTAAAAAGATTTAACCTCTCCTTTACCTTCAAAAGAGAAGTAGGATTAGTTTTCATTATTCTTTGGGGGATAAGAGATGCTATTGAGTCCAGCCTTTGGGCTACTCTGTCTTCACTCATTTCAAGAGAAATATATAAAACCTTTCTATTTTCCATTAATGATTGAACACATTGGTTAGCCAAGTAAAGACTTTTACCCACCCCAGGAGGTGCTACCACCATCCCAATCTCTTTTCTCTGGAGACCTCCTTCTATGGCTTGGTTAAGAGTTGGAATCATAGTCTTAAACAAGTCCTTTTGGTCCTCGGACAACTCGTACAGCCTCTTAAATCTATCTGCTATATCACTAAAATAGTTTTGTCCCACATCTACTTCTCTTGAGACAGTAAGAGCTTCCCTAATGTTGCTCTCAATGGCACCATAGTTCTCACTTTTAAGATGCAGAATACTATTCTTAATGGCTCCTTTAAGAGCTTCCTTTTTAGCAAAATCTTCAATAAGATCTAAAATATATTCCTTATTGTTTACGGACTCGGGATCTATAGCATTTATGTCCTCCAACTCCTCTGAGAAATCGGAGATTCTGCCTTCTTCGCCTATATCTTTCCTAATATCTTCTACGATAAAATCGTCTGTTGGAATGGATAAATACTCATCATAATGAGTGACAACTGCCTCATAGATCCGAGCATGGGTGGGGTATTCAAAGTATTCCGACTTAACCAACGAGGAGATCTGGGTGAAGAAATCATGGTCACTTTTTAATAAATAAATTATGCCTCTTTGTACATTAGAGGAGAATGGGTACATTATTCAAATCCTTTTTTGTCGGGGGTTGTCATTAAATCTACGTTGGTTTTTTTCTGTTTTGCAGGGTCTATATCTGAATGTTTATATATTGTTTTAGCAACCTCTCTGTATTTAGATGCGTTGTCGTGTATTATGGATTCTTTATCCTCTCCTCCTCTTTTCTTAATTTCACCCTTCGCCTCTAAAACCTCTAAATCAGGAGTATACACCTTGTAATTCTGGAAGCCCGTTTCCATTCTTTTCTTTGAGGACTCTTTTGCTCCCTCAATAAATTCATCACACGCTCCCTTTGCGCTAGCATGAGAAATAGTGTTTTTACCATAATCATTACAGTAAAAACCAGCCCCCACAAACCTTAAGGCTGGGGCATGAAATTCCCTATAGCCCAGCTTTTTACACTCTGGGCATTTGGTTCTTTTGGGGGCTTTCCCCATTTTACACTCACGCTCCCAGTAAACCTCACAGTTATCACACGACCATGTATAAATAGGCATAATTATTCCTCCCCCTCTTTTGGTAGAGGTCGCCGCTGTTCCTTTTCACTACTATACTCCTCATCCTTTTCTTTATCCTTACCCACATTCACCTCCTGCCAGAGAACAAGAATCACCTGATTGATTTACTTGTTCTCTGTCGTCCTCTTCTACCATATATTTAGCTATGTTTTCATCAGTTAGAGGAATAGAAACTAAAGGTTCTTCCCCATAACTCCCAGCTCTATAAACGGTTAATCCCTTAAGATATGGAGCATAATCCAAAGCAAAAGTTTTAACATCCTCAGTAGTAGCCGTATTAGGTAAATTAATAGTTTTACTTATACAACTGTCGATATACCGTTGTATAGTAGCCTGAACCTTGATATGGTCCTCGGGAGAAACGTCATAGGCTCCAACGAAATTAGTTAGATCTCGCTTCTCTCTGTAGTATTGGTTAAATAGGGGATCTACTACTAACTTATCTTTCCAAATATTATTATGTCTCCACCTCCTATGATACATAGCAGAAAAAATGGGTTCAATTCCACTAGATACCCCCATAAGCATAGAAATTGTACCAGTAGGGGGAATCGTAAGTAGCACTGCGTTTCTAATTCCATATCTCTTAATAAGCATTCTAATTCTAGCAGGAAGATTTCGTGAATACTCTTCAGATAAATACTTCTTGTACTCGAACTCTGGGAATGGGGCTTTATCTCGTGCTAGATATATGGATTGCTTGTATGCCTCGTCTCTGATTGTGGAGAAAAGCCTATCCAAGAACTCCAAGCATTTCTCACTCCCATACTTTATCCCAAGTTTAATTAAAAGATAATGAAGACCCATGACACCCAAGCCGACCCGTCTTGATCTGTGACCTACCAGCTTACAGTCCTCAGTGGGAAAAGTATTAATAGTTAAAACATTATCTAGAAATCTAACGCCCGTCCTAACAGATCTGGCGAGTCTTTTCCAGTCTACGCCCCCAATATCTTCGTCGTACATATTAGATAGATTAATATTTCCTAAGCAACAATTCCCATACGAGGGGAGAGAAATCTCTCCGCAGGGATTAGTGGCATCTAGCGTTTCAAAATAAGATACATTGGTATACTTATTAGCGAGATCAATATTATAAACGCCAGGATCGCCAGATTCCACAGAGTTCTTCCAAATAAGATCCCAAAGTTCCGATGCTTTAATGTCATTCTGCCCAATAGCCTCAAACGTATCCCTCCAATCTACTTTGTAGAAGTTTTCGGCCCTATCGAGAGCATCATCTCGGTCTAACCCCGACACCTTAATTACTTCAGCCGCTTCTTCGTCTCCTTTTTCATGTCTAAGGATATCGTATGTGTGGTACTCTTTATTATTAAAAGAAAAGAACCAATCTTCATCTAACTCCACCGCCTCAAGAAATCTATTGGTAATGGCTACAGAGATATTAAAATTATTTAACTCCCCTCTATCTAGCTTAACATGAAGAAATTCAATGAGGTCAGGGTGGGAAATATTTAGGATGCCCATCAAGGCAGTGCGTCTGTTCTTACCCGCTCTAACATGCTCCCCAACCTCATTAATCATTTTGAGAACAGAGACAGCTCCTGGAGCTGAGTTTGCAACGCTCCCAATGTCATCTCCTCGTGGACGAATCTTAGAGACATTAAAACCAACGCCCCCGCCAGCACAAGAAATTTTATACATATCTTGTATTGTTTTACCGATAGAATCAACTGAGTCCTCTGGAACTATGACGAAGCAGTTTAAAAGATTTTGTGATCCTTTATTTCTTCCAGAACCATAAATGATTCTACCGCCTGGAATTAAGTCCCCAGAGGAAATAGCTTCATAAAACTTCTTTTCTACCTTTTCCTTGTCTGCGTCTTTCTCTGCGCTTGCAATGGTACGAGCTATAATTTTGGCACGTTCTCCCCAGCTCTTCTCTCCTGGATATGCGTATCTCGTTTCAAATATTTCTTGACCTAGTTCACTGAGCTTTGCAATCGCCATGTCGGACCTTTCTCATTATTTTAGATTCTCCTTGGTCCTTGATTATAGTGATCCTTGGGGACGAATCCAGTAAGGTTTTCAAATGTTTGTTATGGGTGATAACAAATATATTTTTAGTTTTCTTTATTTCCTTCAATAAGGCATAAAGACCATAAATACCCCCTTCGTCGAGATTTTCTGCTACCTCATCAAAGAAGATGATGTCTAACTGATTTTTATCGGTAAAAGAAAGAAGATCTCTTAGGGCTAAAAGTACGCATAAATTAATCTTTCTTTTTTCACCACCAGACAAAGATATATAATGAACTTCTTCTTCTGAAACCATAATTTTTTCGGACAATTCTTCATTAAATTCTAAATAATATCCCTGATTAGTTAGAAACGATAGATAATAATTTATCTTATCATTAAAGAAGGACAATACGTTGCGTATTATGTACTTTATGATGCCTTGTTCAGAAAAAGCCTTCTCCCAAAAGCGCATAATCTCGTATTTTTTATTAGATTCAATTTTCTTATTTTGTGCGTCTGCTATCTTCTCAGCTAAACTCTCTATTTGTGTTTCAAAAGAGCTTTTCTGGAGTACGAGTTCTTTCAATTCCAAAACAGAAGAGTAGTCCATAGACGTTATGGGGTAAGGCTCAGGAATTGAGACACTATCCCTTCTTTCCTTAAGAATCTTTATATTTTCTCTCTTATCTTCTATATTTTTCTTGTTCCTATCCCAATAGGTTTGGGGAAGTTTTTGTCCACATCCCTTACACTTGTTATTCTTTGCCTGAGCCAGCAGGTCATCCAAACTTCTAATTTCTCTATTAATATCAGAAAGTAAGGTTGCTTTTTTTCTGTTAGCATCAGATATAGCACGTTCGGTTCCTAAAATATCATCTAAAGATATATCCAAGTACTGTTCATACTCCGCTAAGTACTGATTATTCTCGCTATTAATTTTAGAAAGATCTCCCTCCAAAGAAGACTTAGATTTTTCAAACTCTTTAATTAGAGAGTCCTGTACCTTTAGATCTCCCCAATATACAGATTTATGAGATTTTATCTTGTCCCTGAGACTAAAAATTTCTTCTAGATTAAGAAAATTTCTAAGTATGATCCTTTTATCATTGGAGTCTGCGTCCAGAAAATTAAGAGTGTTGGACTGTCCGAAGAACATGGAGGATAACAAGATCTTATAATTAATATTTAGAAGATCATCAATGTAGGCTTGGGTCGAAGAAGCGTGATCTTTTGTACAGTTCTCTCCGTCTATAAATAATTCAAGTTTAGTTGGTTTTTTTGACCTTCGTATCATTATCCCATTATCGAGAAAAATCTCAACCACACATCCCCGTTTGTTTTTATTATTTACAATGGCAACTTCAGTGCTTTTCCTAACCGTCTTCCCCGTTAATCCAAAGAAAACCGCCTCCAAAAGGGCAGACTTCCCAGACCCATTAGACCCAGAACTATCTTTATTAACACCTTTTATCAATGTTAACCCACTGTAATCCTT